TTTGGTGTACCAAGTGCTGCGTATTGTGCAGCGGTTAAAGTTTGTATAGCATTCGTCGTATATGTCGCTCCAATATGTGTAGGAATTACCGTAATATCTCCACTACCTAAAATTGTAGTACCGTTAACAGTCTTTATGTTTGTACCACTTACTAAAGTAGGTTGATAAGAAGTAGAATCTATACTCCCGTTTGCTTTTAAAAACTGTGATGCAGTACCTCCCGTTCTTTTTAGATTTGTAGCTTCTAAATCACCGATAATAGTTACTGCATTTCCACTTCCACTAGTTTTATTAACATAAATTCCTTCGCCATTTCCTCCCTTTGTAATTGTCAAAGCCTTACCACTTCCACTTGAATGGTTTACTGTTAAAGTGTCGGGATTCCCACTAGTTGCAAATGTACCTTGAGTAGCAGTTAAATCATGTACGCCCAAGTTAACATCGTTTGAAGCTCCCGTATAAGGAACAAAGCCCGTAACACTTGGAATAGTTGGTTTGTTATCTAAATCGTTGTAATCATTTGAAAAAGCAGTCTCTCCTAAATCGGCACTATTTGCTTTAGCTGCCAAAGCGTCAAATACTGCGTTGCTTGTTACTGGGTTTAAACTGCCATCTGTAACGGCATCTTCGATTGGTATGTTTATATCTATTGCCATACTACATTAAATGTTTCGTTTTTTAAACTTGGTATTGTTACGCTCGTTGTAACTCCGTTCACTATAAAATTATAGGTTGTGTCAGGTAGCACCAATGTACCACCACTTGCTACCGTTTCTAAATATGTACTATCTGAATTTCTTACCGTTGCATCATCACAAACTAAAGGCGGGTTTGGGCTAATTGGATTCATCGGAATAGCACAAACACTATACGCTTGTACTTCAAACGTGATTGACTTTACCCACCCCGCAGAATAGTCTAAGTCGAAGTTGTTTAAAGGACTTCCGTTACTTGCTCCTATTACGTCAATAGTTAAGTCATTGCCATCTAAAAAGTATAAGTAAAGGTCGTTTAGAATTAAGTTACAATCGCTTATAATCGTGTTGATGTTTGCTCGGTCTTTTTGGATAATGTCAACGCAATAAATATCAAGTGTAAATTGATTAGTATTTAAGTCGCTTATATCACTTGTAGGAACTATGTAAACAATAGGATATTTTTCATTCTCAGTACTAAAGTTAGGCATCTGTTCTTTGAACTCGCCACCATACTTCTTAATCTGTAAGTGAGCGTTACAAAACGCTTCAATCTTATTTAATAGTCCTTTGTAGCTTGTCATTATTTTATGTCTATTAATGCTTTTAACCAACTGCCGTTAACGGGTTCTCGCGCTCCTTGTTTAACTGCTAAATCTTGCCACAAATTACCACTTGAAGGAGTGACACCAAAAGATTTTACTATGTCTAAAAGTAAATCAGTAGATGTTGTAGTATTAACTTTTTTAATAACTGCTATTGCAGACAACCAACTACCGTTAACGGCTTCTTTTGCGCCTAGTTTTCTTGCATAATCTTCTATCAAACTCATCAGAAAAACATTATTGAATCAGTATAACCACTATCTAAAGTTCTCAAAGGTCGCAAATCGCTATCTCTATTCAACTCACTTATAAACTCAGGAAACAACGTTCTATTATCTCTTAAATAATTAGATAAACGTGCTTCGTAGAAACTAGCCTTTTGTGCGTAGTGGTCTTGTCCGAAGTTTACTTCTTGAATAGATACCGAATTTGAGTTATCCCCGAACTGAGTTTGAAGTCCTTTGTTTTTAAGTTGGTAAGACAAACCGAACACCGCATCTTCTGCACTTCGCCAAGCCACTACGGGTTGTATGTAACTAACTAGAATCTCTTCGTCAGCGTTCAACGTTTGAGCGTTGTACTTTGCTAGTATATCCTTGTAGAAATACGTTCCAAGAATCGGTTGTATTCTCATCTCGGTTTGGGTACGCACAAACGGAGTAACATCGTTCACGTCAACGTTAGCCGTTATCGGTGTTTGACTTTTTAAGTATGTTTCTGTAATGAAATAAATCATATCGTAGTAGTTGGTGTTTGAGACTTAATTAAATCGCCACCCTCAACAGGAGGTAATGAAGCAAGCGCACGAATCTCGTTGTCTGTCATTGATTCAAGTACTTTATTCGCTACCAATGGACTCATAGCGTTAAGAGCGTCAGATGTCATACTTGCATCTCCTTCGATTTCTACGATTGTCTCGTTAACAATTTGGTAGTTATTGATTTCGACACGTGCTTTAACTTTAGCAATCTCGAATAAGTCGTTTACGATATCCGCGATGGTTTCACGCAAAGGAATAATCGTGTTTTTCTCGAAAATAATGTAGGCTTGTTTGATATCTGAACCGCTTCCAAGTTTACCGCTTACACGAATACCCATTAAGATTGGGTCGATAGTATGTGCTTGACAAATCTTAGAATCTATGCTCTCAGTAGTTACTTGAAAGACGTTATCTAGGTTATTAGTTGGTATGCTTTCTATTGTTGGTAGACTTTCCTTGTTGTTAGCAAAGAATGCAACGCCCTTACCAGCATTGTGCGCTCCCTTTGCGCGTTCCATTGTGTCCTTAATCGCTCTTTTCTCTTCCTCGCTTTGTGGCTTCTTAGGGAACATCATAGCAAATGAAGGGAAGATACTATTTAAGATGTTAGACTTCTGTAAATACGACATCTCGCCATCTAAGAAAGCCCAATTAAATGCACTTGTATAGCTTGGTAATGGGTAAATGTCTTGTCCTACTTGTAGATTTTCCCAAACGTACAACTGCTCCAAGTCTTTACACGCTCTGTGATAAGGTTTAATAGGTACTATATTAATCTGAGAGTACCAATCATCACACAAATAGTAGTTTTCTCCTAGTTTGTCTCGTCTTACTTTCTCCGCACCTATATGTTTTACCTTTACAAGTTCCCCACTTTGGTTAAACTTCAAGTAAAAATAAACTCGATTGTGTAGAATAACGTCTTTTGTTATTTTGTTTATAGATTTTTTTAGGCTTAGTCTCTTTTCAAAAGAGTAAACATCTACCTTTTCGGGTGCGCTTAAGTCTTTTATTTTGATGTCATAACCACCACCTATCGTTGCGTTTGTTTTAAAGTCAACAATAGACGAATGCAAAGGAGATGTGTAGTAAAGTTGGTTAATCATTTGCGGGTATAAGTCATCCTCTCCAAATCTAATACGTCCGTTTACTTGCTGTCTACCGTTTACATAAGGCAAAGATAAGTTACCACTACCCACTTTTAGAAATGGTGTAGAGAAGGCTTGATAGCCACTTGTTTCTACTGATTCGATAGCTTTACTACTACCAATGTTAAAACCGAATAATTTCATTTAATCGTAAATTGAATTAATATCTTCCCCTGCTACTACCATTCTACCCTCTTCTACTAAAGTTAGTCCTGTTTCATCTTCGGGTGGTGTTGCACTTTCATAAACTGAGTATGTGAATTGACCTTTAACAAATGTCGCATCCTCTCCCTCTTCAAGCGTGAATAAATTGTATCTATTTTTATATGCACTTGTATCTGTTCCTACCCAATAGATTTTATCCGATTGTAGATTGTACTCGTTTTGAAATACAAACAAATAGTAAGGATTCGAAATGGTTGTATCTTCCGTTAAGGTTAATACAATAGTGTTGACTTCTCCCTTGTTAATATAAATCATAACTATAATGATTGAAAAGTGAAAGTTGTTTAAAAAGAAAACCCCCACCATTTAAGATGAGGGCTTCTTATTTACGAGTAGGTTTTATTATCCTATGAATCCAACAAGTAACGCTTCGATAATGTCAGCATCAACTTCTTTTGCAAGGTATGGGTTTTCAGCAATCAACGTTACAGAATATTTAGAACCGTCTGCTTTCATTGTTCCTGAACCTTCGCCCGTTGCGCTTACTTGTGAGTAAGGGAAGTACCAATATTTACCGTTTGCATCTTTTACGATAACAGATAAATCTCTTTGACCTTCGCCTAAGATTTTAATAGCACGAGATACTAACGCTTCTCTACGTGAGAACATCAAGTTAATTGTACCCGTAACGAAAGACGAACCGTTAACTAAATCAATCGCGCTTTCTTCTGTGTAGTTTCCTGTATTTCTACGGAACTCAAATACTTCGTAAGGTGCAGAAGCAGTAATAGCATCAATAGTCCAAGTAGCATCCGTTTCTGTAATTGCAGTAATGTTTGCTTGGTCGTTAATGTATAATGCCGTTATCCCTCCTAAGTTTCCATCGCATCCTTTAGCGATATTTTCTAGTGTTGTACAAGCCATATTTTTTTATATTAAAAAAGGGCGGTGTATATTGCACCACCCTTCTTAGTTAGTATTAGTTCTTATTAAGAGTAAAGAACGATTTCTGTAGGGTTCGTGTAAGCAAAACCAACTTTCAAGTTTGCACGTGTACGTAAGTACGGCTCAGCAACTGAATCATTCAAGTTAACCGCTTTCAATGCTCTTGAATCTCCCTCTGCATCGAATGCATAGATAAGGTTGTTTTTCAAAGTCAAGACCGCAGTATCGTTTGGCATACCCTCAGCAACTACCATTTTAATTCCTAAGAAAGTCAAAGCTAATGGAGTAGTAACGTATGTTTGAGTGTTACCCGTTGCAGCAGCTAATTCATAAGCAGTAGCAATGTTAGAAGAAACATAGAAACGTAAGTCTGCTTTTTTACGTTTGATTGATGCAGGTGCAGCATTCAAGATAGCAGTCAATTGAGCGATAACGTTTGAAGAAGTAATAGCAACATTTGCAACATCTACAACTCCAGCGTCAGCTAATAACTTTTTGATGTAACCATCACACAAAGCTAAAGTGTCATCTGCACTTTCAGTATCTCCTTGCCAACGAATCAACTCTAAATCTTCTTGGATTTGCATACTCATTTCGTTCCAGTAGTAGTTCATGAATGAAGCAACTGTAAAGTCTCCATTTGAACCTTGAGC